GAGGCGGGAGTTCTTCTGGATACCGCGCTTCTTCAGCCCCTTGCGGACAGCCTCGAAGCTGACGTCGAACTGCTCAGCGAGCTGACGGATGTTCTTCTCGCCGCGCTCGTAGAGTGTGCAGATGGTCGCCCAATCAACCGATGAGAGGCGCTTCTGAACGTCAGACATTGGACACACCGAGGAGTTGCATGTGTGCAGGATACCATGCACTCCGCAGACAAAGCAAGCTGGGCACTCCGAGCGGGTTCATCGAACTTCTCTCTTCCTAAAGCTTTGACAAAAAATCACGACGCAGTCTGTTCTCGAAGAGAACGATTTACAGGGAAATTTTGAATCTGAATCTGAATCTGAATCTTAAGGTTAGTAGTTATTTATCTATAGACGCACGCGAGAGCGCATACGCACACGTATACGCGCTAGGGGTTTCCAGCATTCGACAAACCCGCGGAGGGTAGCCCGCTGGGCCTCACCAGATCAGCTCCCTTCTTGGTCGCCTGGTAGGTTCGAACGCGACGACCTCGGCGGGTCATCAGCTCGCCTTCCTCGACCAGCTCGTGCATCGCCAGGTGCCGGAGCGAACAGATCATGGCGCCCCGCGTGGTCCCCGGTGCGCAGCGCTCGATGAGCTCCACGGCGTCCAGGTTGGTGCCGTCGACGTTGCGCTTCACCAGGGCCTTGAGGATCGCCAGCTGCTTCGCTGTGACCATCGGCGGGCGCTTCTTCGGGTCGAGAGGCATCAGGCTCACTTCTCGTCTCCATCTGGAGCGCCGGGGCAGGGCTCTTCGAGCTCCTCGTCCTTCCGGTGACAGGCATTGCACATCAGGTCGAACCTCATTGTGAGATCGGAATAGTCTCTGACGTCGGCGTGGCTCGGGTGCGTCATGGCCGGCACCTCCAGCACAGGCGCGGCGGGACACCGCACGCGTAGACGCTCACCGCGGCGATCACGAGCGGCAGGATGCTGAGCAGGGCGCACTTCACGGCAGCACCAGCGGTTGATTGGGCGCCTGGTTGTCGAACCAGCGGAGCGGAACGACGTCCGGCAGATCGCGCCGGCCGACGTCCGGGTTGGTGTAGATCCCGTAGAGCGGCGATGCGAGAACCATCTGCTGCAGGGCGTGCAGGCAGTCCCGCATGGACATCTTCTCGACGCGGCGCTCACCGACGCCACCCAGCGACTTCCCGGTCTTCTCCAGTGCGGAGTGCGAGTAGTAGAAATCCTTGGTGGCGCGCTCGACCGCGGCTTTCTCGACGGGCGGCTTAGCCATCCACTCCTCCAGGATCGCCTCGAGGTCCGCCGGGTCGCTGTCGAAGGTCGACCGGAAGAACTTGATGCCGACATCGTATTTGTTCGACCGCATCGGCGTGACGAACTGGAAGCCGGCCTTGTGGGCGAACTGGTTGTATTTCGACATGGAGCTCTGGATCTCTATGAAGCGCTTAGCCTCCATTCGAGATGCGATGTTGGTGAAGCGGTAGGCGAGGCCGGCACCGCGATACATCGTGTCCACAACCACACGAGCAACGACAGACATGTTCGCATTGATCCATTTCATCCTGTATTGATTGGTGATCTTGTTGTCCTGGCCGGTCGGCTTGAGCTTCGGGAGGACGACGTGGCGCTCCTTCAGCAGCAGCTTCGGCGATGCCATCACGAGGCAGCCGATCAGCTCGTCGCCGAGCTTGAGGACGAAGTGGTGCGAGCCCGCCGGCAGGTTCCCGGTTTGCTTGTAGTGGAGCTCCTGGAGCGTCCTCCAATCCTCGATCGTGCCGCGCTCGACCGTCATTTCGTCCATGAGCGACAGGGCAGGGCGGGGCGCCTCGAACCGCTCAATCATCCACGGATCAAAAAGGGGGTTGTCAGCGACCGCTTCGATGGGTAGATGTGTGTCATTCACCATGCAGGCTCTCGACACGAATGCGGTCGTGAAAGCGCTTGGTGATCGCAAGGGACGGGGCAAGCTCTTCCCGAAGGTCAGTGTGAGTAGTGGCGACGATGAGGGTCTTTCCGTAATGACGAGCAATCTTGGACAGGTTCCAGGCGACGATCTTGGCCGTAACCCGGTCCAGAACGGCACCGAACTCGTCGGCGACCCAGACGTCAGCGTTCTCTTCGATCAGCTTAGCGAGGCGAAAACGGTAACGCTGTCCATCGCTCAGCTCCTGGGGCTTGCGGATGTAGAGGTAAGCGTCACTGAGACCTGCGATACTGAGCAGACGAATGGCGTCAGCCATCCCCTCTGCTCCGATCTGATCGATAAGCGGGGCATCCTGAAATTCGACGTCCTCGATCCGGCTGACCTTGTGGCCGTTGTCCTCAAACGCTTTCGAGAGCTCGCGGAGGAGCACGGACTTGCCGGCACCCGACTGTCCGTTGATGTAAATCACGTCTCCAATAGCCACATCAAGCTCAACCTGATCTAGCACCGTGAACTCTCGGTCCTCGAGGCCGAGACCGAACGCCTCCGCAACCTTGATGACCCGCTCTGAGCGCTCGACGCGGCTCTGGAACGACTTGTGCAGGACGACCTTCATGTCAGCGCCCCGCGACCCACGCGACGAACGCGTCGGCGCCGGTCAGGCCGGTTTCGTTCTCGATGTCCGCGATGAACCGACGGACGTCTTTCACCGCGGCGATCGGCACGGCGTTGAAGCCGAAAACCTTGACAATTTTTTCGGAGGAAGCGTCGGTCGCGGCGACTTTTGTCGCGGTGTCCTTGTCCTGCTGATCGATGTCCTCGTCGAGCGACTGCGAGATCGCGTCCATGTTCATGTCCCCGAGATCCTCGACCAGGAAGTCGAGCTCGTGATCGTCCAGGCCCAGCGCGGTGATGTCGACGTCGTCCGCTTCCGACAGGCGAGCAAGCTCTTCGGCCATGAAGCCGCTGTCGTATTCGGTTGAGGCGGTCTTGTTGTGCGCGATGCGCGCGGCGTCCGCCTGGTTCTTCGTCAGGTGCGCGGCGTGCTTCACCGGAACCTTGGTGTGCCCGAGGCTCACCAGGGCTTCGTAGCGGCCGTGGCCGGCGATGATGACGCCATCCATGTCCACGATGATCGCGTCGAACAGGCCGTCGGCTTCGATCGAGCGCGCCAGCTTGCGAACGTGCTCCTTCGAGTGGACCTTGGTGTTGCGCGCATACGGCTTCACCTTGTCGATGTCCCACATCACCGTGGGCAGGTTGACCAGCTGATACGGGTCGGACGTTGAATGTGTGTTACTCACCATGCACCTCAAAACCGCAAAATGCCGTCCAGACCCTCGGGGTCGGACTCTTCGAAAAGCTCGCCGGCATCGCAGCCGCGGCAGATCCGGGGGCGCCGGGCGAACTTGCAGCCGACGCATTCCTCGTCGAACTTCAGCTCCAGCTCTTCGCCGTCTTCGTTATACAGTGGCATCGTCGTCGTCCTTGAGCAGCAGGAAGGCCAGCGCATCGCCGGCGTTCGTCAGGTCGTCTTCCTTGGTGAAGCCCTGATCCTGCATGGTTTGGTTGATAAGGTTGGCGATCTTCGCAGCGTCCTGGAGGGAGTTGCGGAAGCGCATGGTCTGGTGGGTCTTGACCGTCTTCGGCTCGGCCGGCAGCTGCTCGTCTTCCGGCGTGTCGTTGATGACGGGCTCGTCGAGGTCCAAGTCGTCGATGTCGACGGCGAGGCTCGCGGTCAGCGCCTTGATGTCCTGGCTGGTCCAGGGGAGCACGTTCTCCATGGCCGCCTGGTCGAGGCCCTCTAGGATCTCGGACAGCTTGAGCGTGTCGTCGATACCGAAGCGGGCATTGTCGGCGAGGCTGATCTCCTTCGCCTTCTCGTCGCTGATCTGTCCGAGGTCGCAGACGGGCACTTCGGCGTAGCCCAGCTCAACGGCTTGCTCCGCACGATGCCAGCCGCCGACGCTCTCGATCGTGCCATCGGGCAGCTCGCGGACGATAACCGGCTTGAACATTCCGTGCCGCTCGATCGAGGCGCGGAGCTTCTCTTCATTCTCGTGGCTCACCACGTTGCTGTTCCAGGGGTTCGGCTGGATCAGTCGCGGGTCCATCATTCGAAAGCGCATGTGTGTCATGACGCACAGTATAGGCGAAAACGCCTGCGCTGGGAAGCGAAAACTTACCAAAAACGTATTGCATCGCTTCGGTAAGCTAGTTTAAGACAAACCTAGACAGTGCAAGCAAACTTTGGTAATATGGTGGCTCATGAAAATTGCCCGCATCCTCTCTAACCCGATCGTCGCAAAGATCGAGGGGCTTCCCGATCCGGTGAAGCTGCGCCTCTCGGAAGCGATGAGCTATATCGTCGAGGGTCATGAGCACATGAACCTGGGCGGCTGGGATGGACGCTCGTCGCTCTACGATTGGACGTCCGAGAAATTCCCGGCGGGCTTCATTCCCACCGCGATCGCCATTCTCACGCAGGAGGGCTATCAGGTTCAGCAGGTGCGGCACCCGCTGCCGGCGCCGCTTGGTCCAATGCCCGTCCAGGGCAACGCACTGGTCGACAACTTCCCGGCCGACCCGAACCGCGACTATCAGTTTCGCACTGTGCGCGTGCTAGAGAAGCATGGGAGCTTCATTGCGCGCGTTGCTACTGGTGGTGGTAAATCGCGCATCGCTGCGCTCTGCATCAAGCGCATCGGTCGCAAAACGATCTTCGTGACCACGCGTCAGGTGCTGCTCTACCAGATGGGCGTCGCGCTCGAGGAAGCTGGCTTCAAGACGAGCTACTGCGGGGACGGAACCTGGGACACCTCCGGCGATGTCGTGCTGTGCATGGTGCAGACGCTCGCCGACCGGCTCGGTGCGTTCAACCCGGATCCGTTCACTCAGAGCCAGGACGAGATCGTCGCCAACCAGCGCCGCTGGCAGCAGCGCTACGACGAGGCAATCGCGCTGTGCGACAGCATCGAGTTCCTGATCGCCGAAGAAGCTCACGAGGCCGGCGGCAACAGCTACTACGAGGTCTGCAAGGCCATGCGGAAGGCTCCGTATCGTCTCGCGCTCACGGCCACGCCGATGATGCGGGACGGGGAGAGCAACGTCCGCCTGGTCGCGATGTTCGGCCCCATTCGCATCGAGGTCTCGGAGAAGCAGCTGATCGACGCCGGCATTCTCGCCCGGCCGTTCTTCAAATACATTCCGATCGACGCCAAGAAGCAGCCTCCGACGCTGCGCCGGACAACGGCCTGGCAGAAGGCTGAGGAGCTCGGCGTTGTCGAGAACCACGCCCGCAACAAGCACATCTGCGCCGAGGTGATCCGCGCGGCCCGCTGGGGTCTGCCGGCGATGGTCCTCATCAAGCGCCAGAAGCACGGCAAGATCCTGCACGAGATGCTCAAGCAGTATGGGCTGCGGGGCGCTTATATCTTCGGCGACAGCACCAAGGAGAAGCGCGAGGCAGCGCTCTCCAAGCTGAAGAGTGGCGAATACCAGTATGTGATCGGCTCGACCATTCTCGACGTCGGCGTCGACGTCCCCGGCATCGGCCTGCTGGTGCTGGGCGGCGGTGGTAAGGCCGAGGTCGCGACCCGTCAGCGGATCGGCCGCGGTCTCCGCGGCAAGGGCGCCGGAATCCCCAACTATGCCTTCATCGTCGACTTCGAAGACGGCAACAACAAGCACCTCATCAAGCACGCGAAGGCTCGCCGAGCCATCGTCGAGCAGACCCCTGGCTTTGCCGAGGGTATCCTGAAGCGCGGGCAGGACTTCGACTTCGTCGGGCTCGGCTTTCAACGTCCAGCGGTAGGGCAAGTAGCATGACCAAGCTTCCGATCGATCTCTCCCTCAAGACGATGACCGCCAAGGTCTCCGTCGGCGCGCACGAGCGGCTGAGACAGCTCGCCGACAAGCACAACGCGAAGATGCAGGACGTTCTGTCGGCATGTCTGCTGCACATGGACGAGGCCACCCTGGTCGAGATCCTGGACGCTCAAGAGGCTGCGGTTGACGCGCTGCCGAAGGCCGTGAAGACCATGCTGCGCAATGTCGACAAGCTGTCCGAAGCCGAGCGCGCGCTGCTGAAAGAAATTTTGGGATAGCTCGAAAAAAGCTCTTGCGTGCGTGAGTGTGTGTCGTTACACATGCACCAACGCCAACGAACAAGGGTTTTGCTTATGAGCTACATTTACTTCCTTCTGGCTCGGGTTCTCCCGACCAATGCCGTCGATCTCGCCGTCCGCGCGATCACGCGTGCAGCTGCCGCTCTGGCCGCTGCTGAAGACGCCCAGAACAGCCGTGCATCCAGCATCGACCGTCAGATTGCCGACCTGAGCGCAGCGCGCTCCGCGGCCCTCTCGGAAGCTGCTCGTGCTCGCCGCGTTGCTGAGCGTCTCACCGACCTAACCGCCTGACGCTTCCCCCTTCTGTCAGGCACCCTGGAGCGCTGCGCCGTCATGGCCCAACTTAACCTTCCGATCATCGGCCTCGTGGGCTACCCCACCCACGGCAAGTCGACGGCGCAGCGCTTCCTTGAAATTCTGGGCGTAGAAGCCCGCGACGATGGAGACATCCTTCGCACCAAGGTCGCCGAAGAGTTCGGCTTGACCTGGGAAGACGTCACCACGCAGGAAGGCAAGCTCAAGGTCGTCACCGGCCTCGACGGTGAGCCTACCACCATCCGCAAGCTGCTCGGCGAATATGGCAAAGTGCTCGAGGCACGCCACGGCGAGAACATCATCGCCGAGCTGGCGATCGAGAAGCTGGTCGCTGAGCGCCAGCGCGACAATTCACAGCAGCCCGCCAGCTTCGGCAGCGTGCGCAAGTCCCAGCCGGCCGCATACAAAGCCGTCGGCGGGTTCATCATGGAGATCCTGGATCCGCGGAAGCCTGTCGGCCCGCTCCACGACTTCGACGAGTTCGACCGTGACAGCGTCGATGTGATCGTCATCAACGACGGCACCGAGAGTGACCTTGCATGGCGGGTCTACCTCGCCATCGAGGAGTATCTCAACCCGAGTCTGGACCGGGTGCTCACCCTGGCCCGCTATTTTTGAGGGTGGTGCATACTATGTCACACACACAAACCCAAGAGAACGAAGCCCGCGAGCGCATCCTGCAGACGGACGTCGAACTCCTGAACGCTCACAACGTAGGGGACGACTTCATGTCGCTCCTGGCGGCCGAGCATGCAGCCCGCGTCGAGACCTTCTGCAAAGCCATAGAGCCGACCTTGGGTCGCTCACTCCTGCTGGTCACCGCCGCGGCGCTGCTGGCGGCCGCCAAACAGATCACGGACGCGACCGTCCAGCAGCCGGAGCTCATCAATGTTCAAGGATAATCCCTTCCTGCGTCGGGTCCGGGGCGAGACCTACACCCACGAGGTCACCACGCCGCTTCCCGCCGGCGACGACGTCCCGTTGGATGTCATGTTCCCAGGCTTCGTCGAGGCTTCCATGCCGACGATCGAGGATGTCCTGCGCGCTCAGATCGCGCTCCAGGAAGAGGTGCTGCTGCAGCAGGCTCACATCACCGCTGCGGCGCGTCACCTAATCGACGTCCTCGCCATGAAGTCGGCCGGCGGGCCGGTCTTCCGGCTGAACGAGGACAACAGCCTCAACCATGAGCTCGTGATGCACGCGGTCATGGACCTTCAGGCGAAGCTGAACGGCACCGAGCTGCCGGCCTTCTGCCTCCCCACAGAAACGGAGATCAACTGATGATTTGGTTTGCCACCCTCGCGCTGCGCTACCCCGCGGTGTTCAGCTTCCTGAAGCGCTTCGGCAAGTGGATCGCCCTGGCGGTCGCAGTCGCCGGGCTCGTGTGGGCCAGCGTCGCCTGGTTCAACGGCAAGATCGATGAGGCCGACAAGGCAGGCTTCGGCCGGGCTCAGGCTCAATACGCCGAGCTCGTCCGCAAGGCGAACGCTCGTGCCGCCCAAGACAACAACCAGCTGAAGCTGATGCAGCAGCGCTACGCGGCGCTGTCGGTGCAGCGCCAGCAGCAAGTCAAAATCGTCACCCAGACCAAGATCGAAAGGATCGAACGTGAAGTCCAAGCTGCTCCTGTCTATCGTCAG